GGTTGACTAAGCCCTCGAATCAGGTGATGCCTGACCTATGCAAAAGCTCAGTGCCGACACGTACCGGAAGATGATTGCGGACACGGCCAAGCCTAAGGCCAAGTATCGCAACAAGAAGGTTGTGGTCGCTACAGATGCGGGAAGCATAACCTTCGACTCGACCAAGGAAAGTCGCCGGTATCACGAGCTGATGCTGCTGCAGAAGCGGGGCGAGATCACTAGACTGGAGCTACAGCCTACTTTTCCTTTAGTCGTCGGCGGCGTGCCTATCCGGGACTCTCGCGGCGTGGTCCGCAAATACAAGGCCGATTTCCGGTATCTCATCAGGCCCGGCCGGATCGTCGTTGAGGACGTAAAAAGCGCGATTACGGCCAAGGACAAGGTTTACCGCCTGAAGATGGACATTATGCGTGCGGCGTACCCCGATGTGGTGATCGAGGAGCTGTAATCCGATGAGGACTGATTACGTTTCATGTGAACTGGCGCCTGCTCCCCGGCTTTTGGCTGCTTTGGAGGCTGCGATCCACGTCCTGCTCTACGGTCGCCCCATCGAAAGCGCCCCGCCCCTGGTCTACGACGAGGACCTAGGATGACCAAGGCGCGACATGCCCCGGACTTCAGGCCGGGGACTCAGAGCGCTTCCGGCGCAGCCGGAAAGTGGAGACGTAGAATGATTGTGACGTTGAAATTCAGATTGAGAGACGTTCACGCTTCCGAGTTAACCCGGCAAGCGCGTGCGGTTAATTTTGTCTGGAATTACTGCAACGAAACGCAGCAGAAAGCCGCGCGTGCGCAGCGCAAATGGCTCACTGCCGTCGATCTCCAAAAGCTCACGGCTGGAAGCAGTAAGGACCTGAACCTTCACGCTCACACGATCCAGAAAATTTGTCAGCAGTACGAACGCAGCCGCCAGCAGCACCGCAAGGCGTGGCTTCGCTTTCGTGGGCGCAAGTCGCTCGGCTGGGTTCCGTTCAATCAAGGCCATGTCACCATCGTCGAAAATGGAAAGCTCAAATTTCGCGGCAAAGTCTACGAGACAATGCACTGGCGCGAACTACCGGAAGGTACGGTCATTCTCGCCGGTTCGTTCAATCAAGATCGCAAAGGCCACTGGTATGCCAACATGCCTGTCGATGTTCCTGAATTTTTCGGCCCTCGCATGTCAAACATCGTCGGCATCGACCTTGGATTGAAAGACCTAGCAACACTATCAACCGGCGAGAAAATCGCAGCGCCACAGCACTATCGCAGGCTTGAGGCGGCACTTGGCAGTGCGCAGCGTGCCAACAAGAAACGTCTCGCCCGTAGCATCGCGGCGAAGATCGCAAACCAGCGCAATGATCACTTACACAAGGCGAGTGCTCGGATCGCTTTGGCTCACGGCATCATTGCTGTGGGCAATGTATCGAGCAGTAAATTGGCCCGGACCAAAATGGCAAAGAGCGTGCTCGATGCTGGCTGGTCCACGCTTCGAAATCAACTCTCGTACAAGGCCATGAGGCATGGCGGGATGTACATCGAAGTGAACGAAGCCTACACGTCTCAGACCTGTTCCGCTTGCGGTGAAAAACCGGAAGGGAGGCCGAAAGGTATCGCGGGTTTAGAAATAAGGGAATGGGAGTGCGGAGGTTGTGGTGCAAGTCACGACCGCGACGTTAACGCCGCACTGAACATTGCCGCTCGCGGATTGGCGAGTCTTGCAGAAGGAGCCTGCGCATGAAGATCGAGGATCTGAAGCCTCGCCCTTCAGGGCGGGGAGCAATCACCCTCATCTCCCAAGGCAAGGGCAAGGCCCCCATGGCCGACAGGGGCGCCGACAGCTACCCCAGCCCACCCGTGGCCGTCCAGGCGCTGATGTCCGTGGAGCGGCTGCCCAAGGCCATCTGGGAGCCCGCCTGTGGTGATGGCTCGGGCATGGTCCTACCCATGCGCGCGTCGGGGCGCACGGTGCTTGCTTCGGATGTCACAGATCGCGGCTGCCCTGTAAGTTTCGCGCACTGCTTTCTCAGCGACATTGCGATCCCAGGGCTCGAAGGCGGCAAGCTCAGCCTCGCGCCCCAGGCCATCGTCACCAACCCGCCCTACGAGCACGCCGACGCCTTCATTCTCCGGGCCCTTTCTCTGGCGCCCGAGGTCTACATGCTGATGCGCCTGACCTACTTAGAGGGCCTGGACGGCAAAAAGCGCTACAGCGGCGACCGTAGCCGCATCCTGGAGAGGTCTGGCCTGCGCCGTGTCTGGGTGTTCCGGGAGCGCCTGCCTGCGCTCCACCGGGAGGGCTGGGAAGGCCCCAAGGTGCCCAACCCAACCGCCTACGCGTGGCTCTGCTGGCGCCAGGGGTACCGTGGCAAGGCCGAGATCAAGCGACTCTCTTGCCGTGACGTTGGTCCTGCCCTTGAGCCTCAGGCGCCCAAGCGTCCCAAGCATTTCGCCCCCCTCACCCGAGACATGTTTGAGGCCGCAGAATGAACTACTTTGATGCCAATGTGCGTTCCGGCCGTTTCGTGGCTCAGGCGCCTTTTTTCAGGCTGGGGCCCTCGAAAACGGGTGCATATTTTTATCTTCGGCTTGGCGCCCACGGCGGCCTTTACCGGGAGGACGAGCTTCTGAGCCCGCCCATCCCCATGGGCGCAAATCGCTCCTTTTGGCTCGTGGACGCAACCAAGATGCTGCTGCGCAACAGAGGGCTCACGCCGGAGATCCATGATGTTCGGATACCGTAAACTCATAAAGCGTCTCGACAGGCTTATCCACCTCCTAGAGGCCGAGTGCGCCAGGGACTATCAGGGGGCTATTGAGGCTAACGCCTGTCAGCGGCTTTTGATTGCATCAGGCCAAGACCGGCGATTTCCCAGCCTGCAGAAGAAGATCGCAGCGCCGCTGTTCCCGATGACCGGGCGCCTTGCTGTGCAAATAGCCACCACTCCGGACCCGGTTGCGGTGCTCCATTATTTTTCGATGTGGCCTAAGGAGGCTGAACGCCTGACGGCCCTCTGGCGTGACGAGGAGCGCCAAGCCGCCCTTGATGCCATTGTGGCCAGGGTTCTGGCAACGACTCCTCTGCCTGTGGGGAGCTTAGATGTCCCTCGCTGAGATCATTGATCCTTCTCTCACCTCAGGCGGCCAGACGCGCTGCTGGAAATGCCGTCGCAAAACGAGCACGTTTTACGGATGGCGCATCTGCTCGGACGGCCCTCTTCGTTGGATATGCAAGTCATGCGACTTGGCTCTCAACAAGATGGCCCTCAAGTGGGCGTACCCAAAGACCTGGAAGCGCCGGTTCGTGGCCTACGAGGCAAGTATAGATCGGTGACACCAAAGCAACACTTAAGTAAAACTTGAAGCACTGAATGTGGATATACTTGGATGTCAAGAATTAAATCTTGCGGATCGAAAGAAATACTGCTAGACAGCTGTCGCACACTTACAGCGGACGGTTGCTGGCAGTCGTGTGGGCGCTATTATCTTTGAGGCTAGCGGGTTCATCTTGCTAGCCTTTTTTCGTGGCTTAAAGCGTTGTCAGTTGATGCCTGACAACAAATAAGGTAAGCTGTCGCCAGGGCTTTGAGTTTCCATAATAAATGGCCGCTCTACAACCCGACAGAGGGAGAATAGCTTTGAGACTTGAGCTTGTGGACCTAAACCGGCTGCGCCCGCACCCGGACAACCCTCGGGAAATGACCGAGGAAAGCATTATCAAGCTGGCTCAGGAGATGGAGGAGCGCGGCTTCCGCGACCCCATCGAGGTCTGCACGGCTAACGGTCTGATTGTGGCTGGCAACAGACGCTACCTTGCCGCGAAACGCCTTAACCTTAAGCGCGTGCCTGTGATCTGGCATGACGACATGACGCCAGAGGAGGGAGTTGCCTATCTAATCTCCAACAACCGGGCCTCCGAAGACGGCCGCTGGAATCGCTCCCTGCTCGCCGACATGCTGGTGAATCTTGAGGCGCTAGGGACATCGCCAGCGACACTGGGTTTTGAGGAGAAGGACATCGCCAAACTGTTTGACCTCGACCGTGGCGCTGAGGAACCGGTCACCGATGAGGAGAAAGCTGCGGCTGACGCTGAGCCAGGCCCTTACATCGAGCACGGTCAGATGTGGGAGATCGGCCCCTGCACTTTTAGGGTTTACGACACCCTATCGAAGGACCAGCTGCGCAAAGCTGAGGCGACCATCGTCAAGCTGCAGAAGGTCATCAAGGCTGAGGCCAAGCTGGGCGACGTGCCGATCAAGACCTACATCGCAGAGCGCGCACTTGCTGCAGGTGTCGCATGAGCACTGTCTCCCATCTTGCCATTGCCGCCATGATGACCAGCGAGGACGCTCGGATCATCGCGTGCGTTTACGCCTGGAACTGCCGGGGCCTCAATGCCATGCGCAAGGTAGAAGCCAAGGGAGCCGCCTGATGAGGTTCCCAGGCGGCTTGATGGACTCGGCCCTAGATAGAGGGTTCTGCATCACCTCGAAGGCCGAAAACGAGCTTTTGCGTTACGAGGAGGGCTATGCGCTCAGCCTTGAGCAGGAGTCTATCAATTTGGCGTGGGCGATGTGGTTCCAATCCCTCAGCCCGAAGACATCAAAAAAGAAGACAGGAGGGCGCTGATGTGCGTCGCTTGCAATCACACGGGCGTCACCGAAACGCCGGTCACGGACCTGGGCTGGAAGCTCGGGGGCAAGACCTACGACGGCCGCTATTGGTGGACCAACAACCGCCATGGCTGGAGCTACACCAACACGGCCAACCCGATGGTTGTCCGGCCCTGTCATTGCCGCAAGGAGGCACCTCATGGACCGCACGCAGCTAAAACTTGAGATCACCAAAATCATTGTCAACGATGGCCCGGCCTTGAAGCGGGCGCTTGACGCGCTCAACGATGAGAAGTTGGTTGACGCCTGGGAAGTCGACCGCGTCTCCGAGGCCATTATCGCCAAGCTGGCAGCCAAAGGCGTTCTGAGTGTCCAGGAGGCCAAGGATGTCGCTCGCATTTAAGTACCGGCCGCGCTCCAAGAGGTTGTCGATTGACGACCACGGCATCCTGGACCTGATTTATGACCTGGCGGGATTCAATCACACCCAGGAAGAGGCGGCATCGCTACTCGGCGTTGGCAGGGACACGTTCTCGGAATTTCTGCGCGCCCATGCGGCAGCGGCCGAAGCCTGGGCCGATGGCATGGAGTCGGGTCGCGCCTCGTTCCGTCGAATGGGCTACGTCCACGCCAAACACGACCCCTCAACGTGGCGCTTTTTGTCGAAGCAGAAAAGCATCCTCGCCATGACGGACGGCAAGGAAGAGGAGGCGCCCCAGGATAGCGTCAAGGCCATCTCGCCCGAGGAAGCCAAGGCCCGAGTCCTTGAGCTGTTGGGCAAGGTGACAATGGCCGCGAATAGTAGCAGGGGATACAACCATCCGAAGGCTCTAACGAAGAGGTGAGGCGTGGACTTCGACAGCTACCGCTCCTTGATAGGCGGCTCCAATCGAAGTCAGGCTCAGGAAGGATATGAAATATTGCTCCACTTGGTCAGTCCTTCTTTCCAATAGACAAAAACTCCTCAGTTAGATGCCCATTTTCATCAAAGACGGCCGTGACGTTTCCATCACGCTCGGCATACGTGAACTACCGCCAGCTAAAGCAGGCGGCTTCTGATCCTAGCTACGCCGCAACCGGCCAGCTTAACGAACCAACGCCCATTCCGGGCGCACAACCAAAGGCCCTTTGATGCACGACTATCGCAGCAGCAACGTCACGGTCGAGAGTGCATCCGCAAGAACAGCGGTGCTCGCGCTCGGCCAGCGTTTTGACTGCGATAGTCCCGCACTCAGGGCACGTCTGGGAAGTTCCACGCGGATCGACAAGCCTGATCTCACAGCCAGCATTTGCAGCTTTGTAGGAGACCAACGAGACGAACTGAGCCCACGCGGCGTCATTCACGTCCTTGGCGAGCATTCCTCGCGCAAGGCCCTTGATATTCAAGTCTTCGAACGCGATGCATCCGAAACGGTTGACAAGCTTCCGGCTTTCTTTGTGCAGGAAGTTGCGGCGAGAATTGCCGATATATGCCTGAAACTTCGCGACGGCAGCACGCCTCTTGCGACGCATCTTCGACCCACGCTTAGCGCGGGACAATGCACGTTGCAGACGGCGGAGCTTAGCAGCGTTGCGCTTAGTGATGCGCTGGCGCTCAATGAGCGTGCCATCACTCAGAGCGGCGAAGCTAGACAACCCAAGATCGATGCCAATACTTTCGCTGCTTGCGCGATCATCGGCAGCAACTTCGAAGTGCAGCACGAGATACCACTTGCCAGCGCTCCGCGAGAGGATTGCGGACTTCGGCTTACTCGGCCAAGCGCGGTGCCAGCGGGTTTTGACCTCACCGGGCACGCCGACGAATGCAAGCTTGCCGCTCTTGGTGAGGCGCAGGCCGTCACCAAACACGAAGTCGGCAGCGTGATAGCGGTCGCGGGCTTTGAAGCGCGGGAAGCCGGGAGTGTCGCCTCGCTTGCAGCGGGAGAAGAATGCTTTAAATGTTTTGTCGAGCTTCCGCATGACCTGCTGCTCAGCGGTACAGGACCAGCGACCAATGTGAGGAAGGTCTCGGCGGATAGCGGGCAAGCTCGTGATCTGTTCGTGCGCGCGGATGCTGACGCCCTTGCGGTAGGCAAGAATGCGATGCTCAAGCCCGGCGTTGTAAAGCTGACAAAAGTCCACAAGCATTTCGGACAAAAGCGCGGCCTGCGTCTTGGTCGGCTCAATGCGGAATTTATAGCTCAACACGGCCACAGGTCAGACGCCTTTTTGGTTCTCGATGTATTTTCGAACGGTTGCTTCGGAGACGTGACCAACGGTGCTCGCGAAGTAGGATCGCGACCAGAGCGTGGGCAGACGCGAACGCAAGTGCGGGAACTCTTGACGCAAAAACCGGGACGACGGCCCCTTGAAGCGATTGACTATCTCGGCAGGCGAGCGCGTGGGGTCCGTCTCGACAAACAGGTGAACGTGATCCGGCATCACTTCTGCTTCATGAACCAGAAAGCCGTGCTCAGCAGCGATTTCATTGAATAACTGCTTCAGGCGGACATCAACGGGCGGCACAAGAACGGGGCGGCGGTACTTCGGGCACCACACAAGGTGATACTTCAAAGAGTACACCGCACCGGCATTTCTGGCATAGCGTTCGCGTTTCATGTCGCGTTATATACGCGACGCACAACTAACTGTCAACACCTAGACGAAAGAAAGGGCGGCGCTTCCTCCGCTGGCTGAAGCCAGCGGTCCCCGCGCCGCAGAAACTTATGGCTCAGCGATCCTTTATCTTCTTCCAAGCCGCATCGTGGATGGACCGAAACTCTTCTGCTGCGGGCAAATACTTGCGTGTGCCCTGCTCGATCTCATCCGCTGCGCGCTCATAAAGCTCTGCTGTCGCAATGCGCTCAGCATTCTCGCATTCGAAATACAAGTCGCCGGGCTCATGCTTGATGACGGACTCTCGCAATAGCTTGGCCAACTTTCGGGCGAAGCGCGGGTCGAAGTTGATGTCTTTGGCGTCGGTCATAACTGCACCTCGATTTTGTGATTGAGAACGTGATCACGTTAGAGGTTGCGTCAGCGCTTCATCTAGCAGTCCATGCTCGCGCATGATTTTCTTGAGCCTCATCACCTCGCGGTGATTTGCTGCGGCAGTTTCCTCGATGACCTCTAGGCGGTCTGCCAGCCAAATTTCCTCGTCAGAAATCAATTCCTCGACTTCGTTTCTGTCGTGGTCTGTGATTTCCCAATGCCCGTCAGCCGCTCTCGCGATTGAAAACCTGTAGCTAAATTTGTTCTGCTCGCTCGGCATCCGTGCGGCCTTTCGAAGAGTTATTGACGCGGGTGCGATCCGTCGTCGTTGCAGAGCGGGCACGGGACTATCGGCCCGTTGTTCGGCTGCCGAAGCCATCCTCCGCCCTCAAGTGGCGGGAACCTGCGATCATATTCGCAGTGCGGGCAGTCGGCCGGAGTTACGCCAATCCGTTTTGCTACCTGCTTAATTAAAGCATCCGTCATCGCCATCCTTGCGTCTATGAATTAGAGGTTTCTATTCGACTGATTTCACGCTGGTGCGCACAGGCCTCGCCATCTACCATCGCGTTGCCTGTGCCGTCGCAGGCCGGGCACGGCTCAGTGCTGGCAGGAGATGTCCAGTGGCGAATTGTTGTCCCGGTCCCATGGCAATCCGGGCATCTCCAGTAGGAGATTTCTTCTCTAGGCATATGCGGCCCTTAAGTTAGAGTTGAAGGCCCGGTCTCTCCCGACTATGGCTAGTGCGCTCCACCGGCTTCCGCTTACCATCTCTGGCCCGAAGGCCCGCGCGTCAGCTCCGAAATAGTGCCACTTGCGGCTGTTGGCTGGCTTCCACCATCCAACCATCAATCGGGTTTCATTGCGCTCCGCCACGTCTCCGGCCTTAAGTTGGTTGCTTCTCGTCAACGCGTTCCCCTCTCATTTTATCAGCATAAGCTGCAAAATATGCCTGGACTTCGGCGTCCTGCGTATTCTCACCTAGCCGATCCATCATATCATCCCACGAGCCTGCTTTTTTCATGGCAGCGATAACCGGGGGCTGCGGCTTCTGATTGCGCCGGATCGCGCACCACTTTGCAGCGCCCCACGCTGGGTCTGATCGCCACATACGATAAACGGTTTCTATGTCATCGTACTGAAGCGGTTCAGCGTCGGCGCATGCCCAAGCAAAAATATCGTTGCAGTTTACGTTCAGAGATGTCGTTTTTCGCGCCGCTTCGGGCCAGTCACCTTTTCCCCAGTGGCTATTCAAAAACACCACATCATTAATCAGTAGCAGGGCGAGAGCTGGCTCGGCTTCGAAATGGTCAGTAGCCGGGAATTTCTTGTCAACACAAGACCAAGACGCCATGCGCCAATCGACATCAGCGTCCTCTACTGTGCGGGTTATTTCTGCCATTTCCTGCTGGCCTTTCTCAGACAGTTTCTGGGTCAGCAAAATCTAATTCGGCTCCGGTATAGATCGGAACGCCAAGAGTGACGGCGGCGGACAGTAATTCGGACGCCTCACACTCTACACCTTCGGTCTGATAAGGATCGCTGTGGCTCCACTCGCTTTTGCAATCTGGATTTCGCCAGCGCAAAAGACCCTCTGAGCAGCACGAACACATAACCATCGCCAAGTCCTCGACAACGGCAAGGCGCGGATCGTCGGGATCGTGACCTTCGTGCTTACCGACTGGTGAGCGCTGACCTTTGTCGGGAAGATCCATGCTGCGGCCTTTTTCGGTTCGTGTTTTCAAATTCGATGAGACCTGTATAAACCCTATTGCGCCGATTGTAAATACCTGTTATGTAATTTCGGAAATTAATCCACAAGCGCGGATTTCTGGTGTCGAAGCTACTAAAAATCGGCGTTGTCCGCGATCACAAATCACTTCGGGCAAAGTCTCAGATCGGGATGCTGCGCGAAGCTGGGTACGAAATCATAGTTGAACTTGGTTCAAAGGTGAACGGTCACGCTCTGGTGCTTTACGATGTTGCTCACCAATTACGTTCGGGCTGTCACGTCGGGTTCGTCCGGCTCTGGCTCCTGGCCGAAGCCAAAGGCAAGTCGCCGCGCCGCAAGGCCGAGATCAAGACCATAGTGCGCGAGTTTGAAGTCAGTCCGCGAGAAGCAATAATGCACGAAGTTGCTACAAATCGCTTCGGGAACGTCAAGGCAGACCGGGACGGCATCATCGCCGACGCACTCGAAGATGTCACGAAGCGAGCACAGGGGCGGCGATCTGCCGAGAACGGGAAGCAGAGCGCAGGGCGGCCAAGGAAGCCGCTCACGCCCGACGTCCTAAGGACTGCCGAGTTGGTGTGGAGAAACACGAAAACTTATAGATCGTGGTCCGCAGCAGGCGCAAAATTGCCGAAGGGAATGACGACGCGCGACGCCTACAATATGTGGGGTTCGCGAAAGAAACAGGACAACAAGTGAGGAGGAAACAGATGGCTTACAGGATGCGTGATATAATCAAGAAGGGCGAGACGTGTCAGTCGGCAGGACCGGACGGTGTGTATGTACCCGCTCGCTGGATACAGTTTCACGACGGTATTTTTGGACGCGTTCGTGATGCGTGGCTGGTTCTTCGTGGACACGCTCACGCTGTCATTTGGGACTGATTCAAAGGAGCACGACATGGGTAAGCCGATTCTCTGCCTAGATTTTGATGGCGTCATTCACAGCTACTCTAGCGGCTGGAAAGGTGCTGACGTGATTCCCGATCCGCCAGTTGCCGGGGCGTTCAATTTTATCCGCGACGCCGACCGGACGTTCGATGTCCATGTGTTCTCGTCGCGGAGCCACCAGCCGGGCGGCATTGATGCTATGCGGGCATGGTTCGTCGAGTGGGACAAAAGCGCGACGCAAGAGTATCGCGGGTGCATCACTGAGTACATATCGTTTCCAGACCATAAGCCGTCTGCCATGGTTAGCATCGACGACCGGGCGTTGATGTTCGACGGCACATGGCCGCTGGTGGAAGAACTTCGCAGATTTCAGCCGTGGAACAAGCGCGTCGTTGGGGCGAGCGGCGATCACCCGCAAGGGCAGCACAACAGCGACGATCAGGGCGGTTTGCGCATGGCTATCGGTGTGGACAACGGCATTGTTCGCGTCGATTTCGGAAAGCCCGTCGCTTGGCTTGGCCTGGATAAAGCAACGGCGCTGGCACTATCGGACAATCTTCGCAGGCACGCCGAGACGTTGGCAGTTCATTGATTCGAAGGAGAGTGCCTTGGACCGCATTGAACTTGCTGCAGTGGTAGCGAAGCTGATAGCTGAAGGAAAAAACGCGCTTCAGATCGTTGATTAAGTAGTAGGCGCGCTCACACCTGAAGACGGAGACGAGTGCCCAGTTTGCGGAATTATCCCTTAACGATTTGGAGAGAACAAAAATGTACGACGTTAACGAGGCGACCGCATCGCTGATCGCATCCATTGACCGATGGCCGCCTGCGCAAAGGCAGCAAATCTTACTGCAATGCGAGGCGATATTTGCGGTCCGCGACAGCGGAGAAGATGCCCAAAACCTAATCGAATTTTTGAGCAATGGGCTAGGCATTGTATCGAAGCGAGCGGACGGCGGTTTCGATGTAACGCTGACGGAAAAGGGTTTGGCTGCCGGTGCGGCGCTGGTGAAATCCATCGCCGGTTCAAGGCCGCACTGAACATTGCCGCTCGCGGATTGGCGAGTCTTGCAGAAGGAGCCTGCGCATGAAGGTCGAGGATCAGAAGCCCCGCCCTTCAGGGCGGGGAGCAATCATCTATGTTCCGGTGGCAGATAAGGACGGATCGCCACTACTGTGGGACATTTACATCGATGGCGTGTGGCACGGATCGCGACGTTTGCTCGCTCAATGCGAAGACTACGTTAGGCCGAGACGTTAAGAACAGGAGCCGACCGGTTACAATTTGTAACCGGACCAGAAACGGGGCACGACCAAAGATCCTTTGGTTGTGCCGGTGCTCGCAGTTTGAGAGGATGCCCACTCCGGCATGTGGGAAACGGTGTCACCTCTCAGGGCAACGCCACCGGGGCGCTGCGACCTCGACTGCCAAGCGAATAGCACTATATCCCCTCCCCAGAGGGGTGCATGGAAGACATCGATTTTCTCAGATTCGACCCGGATGCGGTTGAGGGCTTAACGGACGACGAGCGCCGCGAGCTGCTGGCCAATCTCGAAGTTTTACACCGCGAGCGGCGCCGGACAGACATCATCGCTTATGCCTCGCATATGGAGGTCCCCGGCGCTCCGTCTCCAATCAGCCAGAATGACCGCCAGAAGCTTCTGAAGCGCAAGGCGGCTCTTGACATGCGCCGCGACAGACAGGGCGCCCGCGAGGACCTGGAGGCCGTAGCCTTTGACGAACCAGACACACCAGAAGACGAATGGTATCCCAAGCAACTTGAGATACCCGACCATGGCGTGATGATCCTGTCGGCCATCGACGGCATGATGCGCGAGGAGCCGGTGACGGGGCCACTCGCCAATGGCCATGAGGGCATTGTGCCCGATGGTATATGGCTTTTTTTCAGCCCAGGTAGCGCGAAAAGCACGTATGCGTCGGTTATTGCTCCAAGCTACATTGCAGGCCGGTATCCCGGCACGGATATTATCGGCACGTCATACGCGGGCGAGCTTGCCAAGCGCTTTGGCCGCCGTGTACGCCACATTTGCCGGTCTGCGCGCTATCAGGAGGTCTTCAGCGCCACGCTGACCGGCGACAACCAGGCCGTCGATGCGTGGTCATTGACGAATGACTCAACGTATCGATCCGTGGGCGTCTTAGGCGGAGTGACTGGCAATCGCGCCGACGTTCTTTTCCTCGATGACCCCATAGCGGGCCGCGAAGAAGCAGAATCCGAAGTCATTCGCGAAAAAACTCACGCTGCCATCAAGGACGACCTTTTTACCCGCTTGAAGCCAGGCGGCAAGGTGGTCGGGATCATGACTCGATGGCATGAGGACGATCCAGCGGGCCGCTTGCTGGGTGAGACCTGGGAGGGCCAATCTGGGCTCTGGAAAGGCACGGACGGCCGCTGGTGGCTGGTTTATTGCGTGCCGCTCATTGCCGATGCCGATGACGATCCGCTTGCCCGTGAGCGCGGTGAACGCATGTGGCCGGAGTGGTTCACGGATCGCTTTGTCGAATTGGCGCGAGGCCAAGGCGACCGCTCCTGGAATTCGCTATACCAGCAGAAGCCCTCAGCCTCAGATGGCAACATTCTGCTTAAGCGCTATTGGCGCTGTTGGCCACATGGCAAGCCGGACCCAACGCCGGAACAAGAGGATGACCCGCACAAGACGGAGCCGCCCAAGGAGTGGATTCAAACGATCCTTTGTTACGACACGGCCTTTGAAGAGGACGAAGACGGCGATTATAGCGCTATGACGGCGTGGGCCAGCTTCACCAAAAAGAAGCCGGGCAAGCGCATTCAAGATGCCGACAACCAACAGCAGCTCATTTTGCTGGGTGGCTGGCGCGGCAAGGTCATGGCAGCGGACCTCAAAAAGATCGTCCATGATCATGTTGAGTTTTTCATGCCAGACCGTCTCCTGATCGAGAAGCGGGCCTCTGGCATCCAGCTTATCCAAGAGCTACGCCGGTCGCGCCCGCGCTTCAAAGACATGGGCCAAGTGCTTTACCCAACCGTCGAAGACTGGCTGCCACCATTCCCGCCCAAGGCGTCAGGCAAGACACCACGGGCGCACGCGGCAGCCATGCTTCTTGAGCAAGGTGCCGTCTGGTACATGCCGGGGCTCAAGAGCAAGGCGATCATTCGTGAGTGCGCCGCGTTTCCAAATGGCAAGTACGACGATTGGACGGATACCGTCACCATGATGCTCTGCTATGCCCGCAACGTGAATCTCCTTGAGGTGCCCGACGACAAAATTGACAAGTTCGAAAAGGAGAACCGGGAGCGGCTGAAGTTTGAGCAGGTTCGCGATGCTAAGCCGATGTATGGGCGCTCCAGCAGCAGCAAGCCGAAGTCCTCGTTCCATCCGTCCCTTTATGGCCGTGGCCCCGGCAAGCTGAAAAAACTGACCGACGACGACGACGATTAGTCAGCTGCCAGTTGACACGATTCGAGAGTCAGGCTATACCTGACATCCATGGGACACAAAAAGCCAATCGCGACCCTCGGGGTCCTCATCAAGGCAGGCGGCAGCAGCCGCCGCGACATCACAGCCACCATTGTGCAGCGCAGCTTAAGAAACCCCGGCGATGACTACCCCCACGGGCTGTGGGATGCACTGTCGGCGGTGCGCGAAGTCATTCCAGGCGGCCCGGACGCTACCGTCATTTACCCTCAGAAGGCAGTCGGCAAATGTCTAGCTGAGTTGGGCCTCTATGGACTTCTTGAGGGCATCGACAAGGTGCGCGGGTTTGAGGAGGCCGTCTTTCATCCCGCCACGCGGCGCATGTCTCAGGAGGCCCTTAAATACCGGCACAAGACGCTGGCGACGGTCAACAAATCCATGGCTCTTCTGCGCGCCGACCGCTACCGCGTTAACGGCACCAAGACGACGCCTTGGCGCGCTATTGAGGATTTTGCGGTTTCTGTGGGCGCCACCATGCTCGTCGTTAATCGCGACTGGTTTCCAATGACAGACAGATCGGCTCAAGACGCCTTTGAGCGCGAAGTCTACAGACAAGTTTTGGCCAAGGCCAGTTGAACACCCCCTTGGGAGCACCCTAGCGCCCAAGGCCCCTGCCGTGGCTGGTACACCCATTCCAGCCACGGCTTTTTTATTTTGTCGCCCGACAGTTGACCATTTGACCGAACAGGACAAGGCTGACACGCAGTCGATTCGAGAGGGACACATGCGCCAATCCAACATTACGTATTACGGGACTATGCAACCTGACCTAATCTTAGGCGAGGACGAGTTTCGCCAGAGCGATCCGTCCCGGTCGTGGTCAGACAATGGCCTTGGCCACGAGGTCGTTGAGGCGGCTATCGCCCACGCCATGGAGGGCATTAAGCGCGAGCTGTCCGAGCAGGTCACTGGCTACGGCGCCGGTCAGGTGCGCGACGCCATCTTGGACTATGTCGGCAACGGCATTGGGCAGGTCGCGGTCATCGACGGCAAGGCGCATTTTGTTTTGGACGCCTCCAGTGAGGAGGTCGACTTCCGCGCCTGCTGGGACATCAAGGAGCTTGTCGAGCGCGCCATTCAGCAGGCCGAGGGCAAGGGCGATGTCGCCTTCCTGCAGGTTATCGGCCAGATGATCGGGTCGTTATCGCACAACTTTCGCGCCCCCGTTACCCAGGCCGCCCCCGCCACTCGCGGACCAGCTCGACCAGCTCCTCGCCCAGCTGGGAGCCGCCTTGGCGCCCGGCCGCGCCCGTCCCTCTAGTCTCTTAACAAGGAAGCCCCGTGACCTGCTTCAGCACCGGCACAGACCTGCGACTCCTGGGCGAGACCCAGGAGATCATCCTGACGCACGCCCTGGCGGCGTCGCAGGGGGTGGAGATATGCGGGCACCCGCCGTCGATTGTCGCAAAGACGGCGGCGCTGATGCTCATCCAGGCGCTGAAGCGGACGCATCCGGACGAAATGAGCGTACTCGGGATCGCCTTCGATCTCTGCGAGAACGCGAATGAATTTGTGAAGTTTCTCAACACAGGAGCACTCGGACGATGCTGAACGACTTTCTATCCGGCGCCTTTGCCGCCGATCTCAATGAGCTTACCGTCAGGCCGATCCTTGCGGTCCACGTGACCGAATCCATTGTTCTGGCGGCGCTCCCCGGCGATGGTGGCGCCATCGTTTTCGAGGACATCAATTCTTACGATTGGGTCGTATTCAAAAGTCAGAGCGCAGCTTTGGCGCACATCGAAAAGATCAAAGCCGAGGAGGAGGCTGAACAGAAGATAGCCGAAGACGCGGCCCCCGACGCAGCGCCCGAGATCGACGAGGAGGCTGCCTGATGACCGACCGCCAGCCTTTGCGGGTCGCTGGCTACGCGCCCCAGAGCGACGATGTGCACTACATCGAATTCGATGGCATCAACGGCGGCCCGCCGTTCTACTATAACGCAGACATTGGCCTTGTTTCTAGCCGCGACCAAGCCACGCGTTACGCCACCCAGGAGGCGACGGAAGCAGCTATTGAGGCTCTTGCTCGGCACCTCGGCCTTGAGTGCAGCAAGGTTCTTGACGTATGAGCAAGGCCCTCATCGACTACATCGCTGAACATGCAGCTTGGTCGAAGCGCACCTTTGGTGGCGACGTTCGCCAAGCTGCCATTTTGAGCAGCATTTTGGCTGAGATTGACGAGGTCAGGGGCGCGCCAACCTCAGATCAGGCGCTTCAGGCCTGGGTTGACATTGCCCGCCACGCCCTGGACGGTGCCTGGCGCTCTGGGCATACGCCGTTCGCGGTCATGCAGGCGTTGGTAACCGCCCAGACTATGGATGTCACGCGCCGCTATCCGCCCCTGCGCATGCAAGAGCCCGTTACGGGCGACGGAGGAAGAGACGATCAATGACCAGCATCGCCCTCAATACCCAGCCAGGGGCGATTGACCTCGTCGCAGTCGCAGAGCACCGGGGCTCTGAAGAGGCTTCAGCACATCTGCTGCATGCAGTCCTGTTGGGCATTGAAACGCTGGCTCAGGGCAACAAGCTCGCATCTGGCAAGGCGCTCGATGACGCCCTGACGCGATTCCTGATGGACATGAGTACAGAACTGGGCGACGGCATGGCCGAGAACGCCGCCAAGCTGCTGATTTCCAATCTGGCGCGGTTTTTGCGCCGCGACCGCTACCATGCGGTTCTGGCAGCGCTAGAGGTTGGCCGCTAAACGCCTCTTGCGCCTGAAACAGATACCAATATCCGGGGTTCAGGTTGCGAGCCTGGGAGCCCTGGATGCCACGTATCGGCGGCGAAGCAAGAGCCTTGAGATATACGCCTGGGCCGCCCGCCAACGATGAGATGGGGGGCGATATCCACGTCGACCTTGGCGAGGGTAAGCCGCTTTATCCCGATGAATTCGTCTTGGATGTTGATGGCAATGCCATGGCGGCAGCGCCCGACGAAGGCGAGTACTCGGATGAGTACCAGCACTCCGAAAACCTCGCCCTGAAACTTGACGAGCAGCATCTAGGCAAGCTCGGCCGGGACATCGCTGAGCTGGTTGAGGGCGACATCACTGAGCGCGCTCCGTGGCGGGATCGCTTCGAGCGCGGCCTTGAAATGATGGGCTTGATCGAGAGCGACATCGACGACGGCCCCTTTCCTGGCGCCTCCAACGCGGTCCACCCGCTCCTCATCGAAGCTGTGACCCAATTCTGGGCGCGATCCATGGGCGAGCTGTTCCCGCCCGAGGGCCCAGCCAAAGGCAAAGTCAATGGACACCAGACGGCGCCCATGCTGCAGCGGGCCACGCGTGTCGCCGACTTTATGAACTACGACATGCTGCGCCAAGATCGCGGTTATATGTCTGAGACATCGCGGCTGCTGTGGTTTACGCCCTTTCATGGCACGGCCTTTCGCAAAACCTACCGCGATCCCGTCTTTAACCGCAATGTTGGCGTCTACGTCCCGGCTGAGGATTTTATTGTCCCGGCCGAGGCGACGGACCTATACACCTGTCAGCGCTTTACGCACCGCATGCGCAAGTCGCAAAACGAGATGCGGCGCCTGCAGCACTCCAAATATTACCGTAAGGTCAACCTGGCAGCGCCGACCAGCGAAGACCACGACGAAATCTCGCAAGCCAACCAGGACATTCAAGACGTTGCTCCCGACAGCGATGAAGTCTCAAACCGCTATGAGGTGTTCGAAGTCTGCATCGACATAGACCTCGAAGGCGACGAGCATATCGACGAGGCCGGAGAGCCGACCGGCATTGAGCGGTCCTATATCGTTTCGATTGAGCGCCATTCGCAGATCGTCCTGGCCATTTATCGCAACTGGGACGAAGACGACGCCAACTGCGAGCGCAAAGTCTATTTCGAGAAATACGAATACGTTCCGGGTCCTGGATTTTACGGGCTCGGCCTGTTTCACTTGATTGGCGGCCTCCAGACGGCGGCAACAGGCGCGCTCCGGGTGCTCCTGGATAGCGCTGCCTCGGCATCTTTGTCGGGTGGCTTTGTCTCCAAAAACGCCAACTTGCAGGGCCAGCGGCTTATCTCAACGCCAGGCCAGTGGACGCAGGTTGACGCTTCCACCGAAGACCTCTCCAAGGCCTTCTTTCCAATGCCTGTTAAGGACCCCTCGCCGGTCCTGCTGCAGCTGATGGCAGTTTTGGTCCAGGCGGGCCAGAGGTTTGTCGCCACGACAGACGTTATGACGGGCGACGCTGACCCTAAGGGCGCGCCGGTTGGCACTACGTCGCAGCTGATCGAGCAGGGCGGCAAGGTGATGTCCACCATTCACCGCATGCTGCACGGCTCACTGACGCGCGAGCTGCAGCTGCGCTATGAGCTATGCCGCCGCTTTGTGCCTGCGGATGGCTATCCCTACGACGTTGGCGACGGTCAGCAGCGGACGGTCTACGCCGATGATTTCTCGGATGGCGTGTCTGTCGTGCCGGTGTCGGACCCAAACATCTTTTCCAGCCAGCAGCGCCTTGGAATCGCCCAGGCTATTTATCAGATGGCCATGGAGTCGGGCGTCATCCCCATCAAGAAGGCGGCCCGCCGCGTCCTTGAGGCCATGAAGGCGCCAGACATCGATGATCTTATCCCGGAAGACCCCCAGCCCCAGCCCTATGACCCTATTGGCGAAATCCAGGCCCTCCTTACCGGCAAGCCGATTGCGGTGATACCGCAGCAGAACCACGTCGCGCACTTGCAGACGCTCTGGGCCTTTATGTCCAACCCGCAATATGGCGGTAACGAGCAGGTGCAGAAGCAGGTTGGTCCCAACGCATTGGCAATCATCGGCCAGCATATGGCCTTTGCCTGGTCTACGCATGCGCGCGGCCTTGGTGTCCAGTCGGGCTACATCGATCCCATGTCTGGACAGATGCAAGGGGCAGCGCCCCCAGAGCAAATCGCCGCCGCCGTCGCTCAGTTCGCGCCCCAGATGGCAGCCGTTGCAGGCATGCCGGTGCCGCAAGAGGATGGCAAGGACGGCAAGGGCCAAGACGAGATCGCCGTTGAGCGCGCCAAGCTGCAGATCGAGCGCGAGAAGCATCAGCAGGATATGCAGATGGCCCTCGATAAGCACAAATTCGAGATTCAAAAGCTGCAGGCCAAGCTGCAGGCCGATCAACAGGCTGCCGAGATGAAAATGCAGATCGAGTCGGCCAAGGCCCAAGGCCAAATGCAGATGGCTCAGGAGAAAACCCAACTGCAGCGCCAGCAGATGCAACAGGATGCCGCTATGCAGCAGGAGCAGCATCAGCACCAAATGGGGCTTGAGCGCCAGAACGCCGAACAGTCGCTTCAGCAAGAGCAGATGATGGGCCAGCAAAAAATGCACATGCAATCCCAAGAGATGCAACAGCAGCAGCAGCTTGGGCAGCAAAAAATGCACCAAGAGGGGCAGGCACATCAGCAGAAAATGCACCAACAGACGGCGCAGCCGCCGCACGATCAATCCCAGCCGGGCGGGAAGCTCGGGCACCTTAGATAGAAGGACGCGACGATGCAGTCACCATTCGGACCCGCCCCTGGCGGCGCACCTCCTCCAGGCCCGCAAGCTGGCCCAGGCGGTCCACCTCCAGGTGGCGGCGGACCAGAGGACATTATCAATGGTATTGCCCAGGGCCTGCAGATGGCCATGGAAGGCCTGCAGCAGCTCATGCAGGCCATGAGCGGCGGCGGCCCAGGTGGCGCTGGTAGCCCGCCTCCGGGTGGACCGCCGATGTAAGCCAAACAACAGGAG